CTCACGATGAAAATCCGGCATCTCAATCCCCGCCAGATGATAAGCATCCCGGAACAGCGTGTAACAGTCCGTCACCCCGTGCTCAAAGCGCCGCCCGGTAAGATGCGGCACACAGCGGAACTTATGAATCGCCCCCCGGCAGACCAGCCACCACGGCAAATCACTCTGCACCTGCAGCCGCCTGTCAGCCTCACTCAGCCAGGGCAGACCACCGGGGTGACTGTGGACCAGCGCCACAATCTCACCCTGCATTTTGGCCTGCAGCCAGTCCTCCGGCGACATCCGGAAATAATCTTCCGGCTCACCGGAGATATTCACGCAGGGGAAATATCTTTCCCCCTCCGGCGTTCTCACCACGAAGCCGCACGACTCCGCTGGCGCACATCGCCGGGCGTGCGCCAGAATCGCTGATTCTGTCTCTGTCATGGGATTTACTGCGAAAGTTTGTTGATGGAAAGGTAGCCGCCAAAGTTGCCGACGTTATTGCGAAACTTACAGCCACTCAGGCATTTGCTGCATTTATCTTTCGTGATATCGGACGTCGGCTGGTCATATTCATCCGCGACAGCCGGACCGCTATAACCGCACTCATCACCGCGATAGGTCCAGGTACAGGTGTTGGCCAGCATGATGCGCCCCGGAAAAACCGCACCATCCGTTTCCGTCGGCGTGGACAGTACAAAAGAAGCACTGACCGCACTCAGTTCGCTGCACTGCTCGATGCGCCAGCGGCTGATCACCTCCTGCTCCGGGTCGGCGTCACTGTTTCCGTTGACGAAGTTCACCGCATCCAGAAAACGGGCGTAAACCTTACGCCTGACCACCGTTCCGCCGACCAGACTCTGCAGGTCTTCCGCCATCCCGGTGACCATGCCGTGCAGGTTAGAGACCGTCAGTGTCGGACGGGCAGCACTGCCCTTACCGTTCAGTTCAAATCCCGTCCCCTGAATGGGGTATGCCTGATACTGCCGCCCCTGCCAGGTGACCGGTTCACCTTTTTCGTTCTGCTCATTACAGAAGAAATAACGATCTCCGCCGACCTCTGTCAGATCAATTTCCCAGAGCACGATCAGCGCGGATTGCTCCGTTTTAGTGCACTCATTGAGTGTTTCCTGCTGTATATCCTGCATCAGTGAGTGACCTCTTCAAAGGTACAGTTAAAATCGGTATACATGGCATTATCCGAAATGCTCCACTCCCTGCAGACAACCCGGACAGTCCTGTTGTGTTTTGGCGGACGCCACAAAAAAGCACGAATCCCGGCATGACGGGATAAAAAACTGTCCAGCGCGGCACGGGAATATTCATCTGTGACACGAAATACCGGTTTAAACGTTTTCAGATCCGCATTCAGACCACCAGCCCGTCTCTGTTCATATCCGTCACCAAACTTTACCGTAATAACTGATGGCTTTCGTGTCGTCTCCATCCCCTCACGGGGGATCCAGTTAAAAACTTCAGGCTCAGGCACTGTACAATCCTCCATCCCGACGCGATGACTGCATAATTGACACAACCCTGCTGTCGATCAGATCCACCAGTCCCCTGGCTGAGCGCGCATCTATCTCGCCATTGCTCCCTTGATTCTGAATGCTGATGTGATACACGGGAGAATAAACAACCCCCCCGCCACTATTCACATTGCCAATGGCTCTGACCCCAAGAGAGCCGTCCGCTGCCCGTGTCAGTGGCATGATAGCTTCAGGCCCGGCCTCGCCCATCAGCCCGGCACCTTTCGCAAAAGCAAAATACGTCGGTGTATCCACAATAGTGTTACTGTAAGCACTCAGATTTGCCGATGTGTAAACACCACCTTTTGCGTTTGCCACCGCCCCCGAAATCCATCCGCCGACCGTACCAAGCCACCCTCCGGCACCGGAGAGTGACTTCAGTCCGTTAACAATGGCCGCATTCATCAGAATTTTTGAAACTTCCTGGAGAATTGAACTCCCCCAGTTTCTCCAGTCCACAACATTTCCGGCCAGCGCATCGGAAATATTTGATACCAGCCCGTCCATAGTGGAAACGACAGCATCTGCCGCCTGCGAAGCATAATCGGTGGCACTGTCTGCCCAGTTGGTCAGCCCCTCCTGGAGTCCTGCATTCCAGTTATTACGTAAAGCATCGGCCTTTGCATAATAATCCTGCTGATCGCTGAGACGCTCTTCCAGATATTTTTTATTCAGTTCTTTCTCCTGTTTCCACAGGGCTTCTTCAATTTCTCCGGCCTGATACTGTCTCAGCAGCTCGTTATTTTTCTGCTCAAACTCATGCCGGATACTCCACATTTCCTGGAGTCGTTCACGCATCCGTGAGCCTTCACCATATCCCAGTAACTGCGCGTCGTTAGACGCCCGGGTACTGGCATTACTGTCCGCCAGGCTGCTTTCATACGCAGCAAGCTGCTCACGAATCTTTTTCTGGTCGATGAGTGCTGCATTCTGCAAAAGCGTTTTTTTCTGCGCTTCTGACAGGGTTGATAATTCGCCCTGACTGACCTGATATTTCATCTTAGCCAGTTCAGTATTCTGCCCTGCCAGTGCTATCTGTTCTTTTTGCTGTTTAATCAGCCGTTTATAAATATCTTCTGTTTTTTCCGCTTCGGTCTTTTTTATGCGCTTTGGGTTTATTTGCCTGGTTATTTCGCCAGGCATCCAGTGAGTTATTGATATAATTCTGTCTGGCTGTCTGATACGCCTCTCCCACAAAGCCGAGATCATCCGCAGCATAGCCCAGTCGGGCACGCTCACGCGCTTCCCCCTTAAGGCGGGACAGAGCCAGTTCGCGCTTGCTGTTATTCAGTGCGGTCTGCTGTTTATCATCCAGGGTTGCCTGTGGTAGCCGTAACGGTACATTCACCAGCCCCTGTCGCTGCTGAAGTAATTCATTACCAAGCCCAAGAAGGCGATTAAACTCGGTATGCTGCCCATTCATGATCAACAGGGACTGATACGCTTTGTTTTGTTCCGCCGCCTGTTGACGGATCAACGCAACCCGCCGCTCCTCCAGCCCGGCAAGCACATCCTGAATGGATTGCGCTTTGCCCTGCATTTGTGTGAGACGGGACTGTTCAACTGCCAGTTGATTTGTTGCTTCTGCAAGCCCTTCTGTGACTGTTTTTACCGACGTCATGTGGTTAATCATAAAACCGTTATCGGTTGTCCAGCCCGGGTTTGCCAGCACATACTGATAGCCAGCAATTTTTTCCTGTAAGGATTTAATCTTACTTTTCTGCTCGTCAATTAACCTGTTTTGCTCATCAAGTGCCTGCCGCGTCTTTTCCTCATTATCTGACGCTTCAGGAAGCGACATTGCCGACGTTTTCTGGCGAATTTCGTCGATTTTTGCGGCATACTGGCGTGCAGATTCTCTGGCCTGCTCCTGATTCTGATACATCGTGTACCAGGCCGCGGCCCCCAGCATGACAAGCCCCGGCACCCCACCAACCAGTCCCAGTGCTCCACTTAACAGACGACTTCCCACTGACGTGACAGTATTCAGCGTTGTCTGTGCTGCTGTTCTGGCCGCAATATTACGGGTAAGTGATGCCTGGGCAGCAGCCAGTTTCGCTTCTGCGGCTGCCTGCCTTTCGGTACCGCGAGCAGCAACAACCGCCTGTTGCGCACGATAAACCGCCGCACGCGCCCTGGCTGTTGCTATCTGTGTCCCCCGGAGCTGCGCTTCCGCAAGAGCCACTTCGTTTCTGGCTGCAGTAATTAATCCGGCAGTTGCAGATCCAGCAGAAGACGCCATATTGCCAAAATATCGGGCTACCCCGACGGCAACCAGAGCACCGGCAGCGGTTGCCACAGTGTCAATATTGCCTGCAATACCATTCAGCACACCGGAGAGCGTCTTCGTCACTCCGCTTGCCTCGTTCGCACCACCAACCCAGGCCATAAAGGCGTTTTCAACTTTGGTTGCAGAGGATGAAACCGTATCAGGCATTGCCGCATATTCATCACGTAATGCCCCAAGCTGACTAATCAGTGCAGGAACAACCTTATCGGCGGTCAACTTTCCGTTATCCGCCATGGCCTTCAGATCCTTACGGGCAACCCCCACTCCCGCAGCCAGCGCACGAATAACACGATCGCCGTTCTCATTCACCGAGTTAAACTCTTCACCGCGCAGCACTCCCTGCGCCAGTGCCTGACTGAACTGCGTGATCACCGAACTGGCTTCTGCTGTACTGGCACCGGATAATTTCAGGCCCGTGGAGATCGCCTCGGTGACTTTCAGTACCTCCTCAGAACTGTAACCATACTCCCGCATGGAAGCTGCAGAACGGGCAAAAAGGCTGGCGTTATCAGAAAACGCCGTCCCCGTTCTCTGGCTGATCGCCATTAATTCACGCTGTGATGCCTGAAAATCATCACTGGACTGTGAGGCCTGCTTCAGACGGGCATTTACTGAATTCCACTCATCGGCGAAAGAAATAAGATGACCGGTAGCAAAAGCCCCGGCAAATGCCCCCGCCATATTCAGTGCCGAAGATTTAGCTGTATTTATCTGATCCGTCACTTCTGCCAGTGCACGCCGCATTTCACGGGATGCAGCAGCGGACTGCCGGCCTCCGTTCTGCATGGTACGGTAGTAATCCTGCCCCATACGCGAAGCCCGGGAGATCTCTGACTGGAATGACCGGGAATTTGCCGAGATTTTAATAATCAGTTCACGTAATGTCGCCACACTCATTCTCCGGACGAAAAAAAACCGCCGAAGCGGTTATGTTGACTCACTGAGACACTATTAAAAGCGCGTTTTCCAGTCCGGCAAATGGATCTGATACGCCTTCTGTCTGCTCCTTCTCCCACTGAAGAAGCGCATCATTCAGTGGCACTTTGACCCCCTGCGCACCGTAAACAGCTGAAACAATCTGGGCAGCCCGGATATCAGCCCGTTCGTCCCCCAGCGGGCTGAACCTGTCAAATTCTGCCCACATCATGATTTCTGATGCGGACATTTCCCGGCGTAACTCTGACAATGTGCGCCCCATCCTGAGCGCCAGCATCATCAGAAAACGCATCCCCGGAAGCGCTACTTTTTTTTAACCTCGCCGGCATCACTGATCAGTTCCAGAGACTGCCGAAGAAGCCGCGCATGCACCGGGCCATACACGGCAATCACCTGTTCACGATCATCCTCTGAAAATACGGGTTGCAGTCCGGTATCACACAGAACATCAATGAACAGTTCAACATCTGCCTCCAGATTTCGGCGGGCGCGCTCCGCAACGGATAACGGTGTCTCATCATCTTTTGCTTTAACGATCTCCTGCCAGCGCAACCAGGCTTCTGCAGAAGGTTCCCGTAACACAACCGTTGCTCCCTCCCATTCAGGCACATCAACGGTTTTATGGCGAAACCCCGACATCGTTGCCAGTGCCAGATTACGGATATTTTTAGTCATCACATCCATCCTCATTAACTGACGGTTACAGTGCAGGAAGTGGAGGTCACTTTGTTAACCGGGCTTGCTGAATCAGAAATCTCGCAGGTATATGCACCCGCATCACCGGATACTGCCGATGCCTTACTGAACGTTGCCGCCGTCTGTCCGGAAACAGGAGAACCACCTTTCTTCCAGACATAAGAATAAGGCGGCACACCACCCGCAGCCTCAACCGCCATTTCAAGTTTCGCTCCGGAAGCAACCCGCAGCGTGCTTTTTAAATCGGCCTTCACTTTCAGCGGCTCTGTCGTCAGCACAGGTTTACCTTTCAGGCGCAAGGAAAACGTTGCAGCCACAACACCATTGGTTCCTGCAGACCAGGTATGCTGACGCACCTCTGCCATAAAGGTAAATCCGTTGCCTGACGGAAAAATAACTTTAAAGCCATACGTGGTGTCATTGTCATAGGCACTGCGCAACGCGTTCTGGGCAGCATTCAGATAAAAGTTGCCTGACATGGAAATCTCTGACGCGGCACCAAGACCGTTAATATTTTCCTGCTCAACAGAACACAGCGTGGTGACATCAATATCCTGCTTTTGTCCTGCGGTAAACTGCACCTCTTTGATTGTACAGCTCAGGCCAAGATAGCTGGCAGAATCCAGGGTTTCTGCTGTTACCGGTGCAGACGAAATCATAATTTTCGTCAGTTGCGAACGCTCAAAATTAGAGGACATACTCGTCTCCTGAAAATAAAAAAACCCGCCAGCGGCGGGTGGGTAAAATCATTAATGACCTCAGGCTATTACCTGAAATTCAAGCGTGGCTCTGCTCAGACGGGAGTCAGGATCATAACCCTGCGTTTTAGAAATAACGGAGGGTGCCAGTTTTCTTACCGCATCAAGCGCCTGCTCACGAATATTATCTGCGTCATCAGGTACTGTCGCCCAGACATCGATCTGCACGGTAATTCTGGATTCAGCCTGCCCATCAAGCACATCAGATGCCGTGTCAGACACCACAGAAAACACCAGCCACGGCGGAGATACCGCAGGCTTTCCCTCCGTCAGTGGGACCACATAAGGATAAACCTGTCCTCCGGCCAGCTGAGACAACAGGGAATACAGTGTGGCCTCTCTCATTTACTTAAGACCTCATCAATAGCCTGATTCATTCGCTGTATGGCAATCCGTGCTGCCAGTTCCTCTGTCGTATCGAAAGCCGGGCGAATGAATGGATGCGCGGGCATGTTTATCGTTCCCAGCTCCACAAAGCGCCAGTAAAATGCATTTCGGGGATCGCTGGCTTTCATGCTGTTATCACTGTTTCCGGTTCGCAGGTTCCGTCCGCGAATGTGGACACCCGAGATAATTTCCCCCCGACGCTTTGAACGCTGAGTGAGAACAACCACATTTTTCTTCAGTTTCCCGGTTCGCTCCGGCGCACGTTCAACAACTGCATCCCGCATAACTTCAGCACCGGCACGGGTGGCATCGCGCAGAACCTTATTGTTTTCTGCCCTGCTGAGCGTCTCCAAATCCCGTGCAATATCCGCCAGGCCGGAAAAATCAAGACTGAAATCCATCACACATTCCCCTTCAGGCTGCAGAGTATTTCAAGCCGGGTAGCGCGTGCATCCGGTATTGGTGGACCTTCTATACCCAGAATGGCCCCTTTAAATGCACCGGTCAGCACTTTCAGACGTGAAGTCGCTGTCACATCGCGCCGGAATCTCATCCAGACTCTGACCGTAGCCTGAGCGGTTTCTGCTCCGCCTGAGATTATCTCCCTCCCGCTGATACCCTTAACTTCTGCCCATACGGTAGCTCCCTCCGTCACCGTCTCCACCGGATGCCCTGACGGAGAGCGGGCGGTGGTGACATTCAGAATAATTACGCGATCACGTAATCTGCCCGCCTGCATGTCTCCTCCTACAAAGGAATAAAACGATAAGGCTCCAGCAGAGAAGAAAAACCAAACGGGACTGGTGCCTTGCTGACATCTGAGGAATTTTCCCGGTTTTCGTACCAGTGCCCGACCAGCAACATGAGCGCCAGCAAAACATCATCAGCTATAAGCACCCCTTCAGGATCACCTTCCGGCACCGTCTCCTCATAAAGCTTACGGTTGATAAAATTTTCTGCCTTGCGGCAGGCAGCCCGGAAATACAGCATCAGTAACTCATCATCAGTTGCATCATCTGTATCAATACGGCACTGCGCCCTGAGTTTTTCCACTATTGCTGCCATCAGAAACTCCTGCCCGCAACACTGTGCGGGCATAAAAAAACCGCGTCGGCGCGGTCTGTAACTGAACAACGAGTGGTTATTTGCCAGTGAGCGCCTTGATGGCTGCCACATCTTCCAGCACACAGTCAAAACGATGGAAAGCCAGAAATGCCACCTGATCAAACTCAGCATAACGCTCAACCAGACGTTTCAGTTCCATATAAGTAACGCGGCGAATGATAAAGCGGTTGAAATCCCCCAGGAAAATGAATTTTTTTCCGGTACCAATCCCGTCAATAGCCTGATCAATAACATAAGGGATCCCCAGCACAGTAGCCGGCGTACCGCCTGCAATATCCGGCAGCCATAACGGGCGTTTCTGTCCATCCTCCATCTCTTCAATAGTCTGCAATGTGGCATCATTGAATGCCCAGCGGTATTTCGGCCCACCACGATATGCCGGATCAATGGCATGTTTCAGGGCATTCATTTCTTTCCAGGTGAAAGCGGCAGAGGCTACAGTCTGGATGGTTCCCGTCACCGACGCTGCCAGCCCTTTTGGCTGTAACGGTGATCCCGTTCCGGTCCCCTGAACCAGATATTTTGCCTCTCCACGACCAATACGCTGGGCAATACGGTTTGCCAGATAAGATTCAATATCCACCCCACTGTCCTGGAGCAGCTCATTGGACACACGAATTATTTTTGATGACAGCTTTTTAGCCCCCAGAATAGCGGTCCCGAACGTCACATCCTGTTCCGTTGCGGCTGTATTTTCCGCCAGCAGTTCGCCCTCTTCAGTCGTGCCATCAGACGTTGACCAGGTGATATCCTGCCCGGTTGATGTGGTCAGAAGTTGCGCCACACTGGCAATCCCGCCATAAGCCTTCATGGTGTCAATGATTTTGTTACGCATCTGCGTGGGCACCGTATATCCGCCCTGAGAATCCGTTGTTACACTCTGAGCCCGCAGTTCACGCATCAGATTACGCTCTTCAGCATTCAGTTCTGCAAATCCGGCACGCAGAAAACGGTTAAATGCCGCAGCGCGCTTCTCTTCCACCGCCTTTTTCCCGTTCTCCGCCTCATTATTCTGGCGCTCTTCCGGCCCGGACTCATCCACATATGCCTGATCCTGACGGCGCAACTCTTCTTCACGGGCGATTTGCTCATCCAGCGCATCCAGCTCAGCTTTCGCCCTGTTCCACTCTGCCCGTTGCTCATCAGTCCATGCGTTATCACCAATTTTTTCATGCAGTGCACGCATATCCTTTGCAATGGTGTTTCGTTTTTGCTTCATCTCATGAAGTTTCATCGTCAGTAGTATCCTTATGCATTAAGAAGGGTCAAAAGACGCTCACGCGCCATTCGTTCGTTAACAGCTTTCTTCAGCGCACCACTCGCCCGCGCTTCCTGCCAGGCTTTCATTGAGCGGACACCAGAGTCTGCGTCCTGATAGGCCGGATATGTCACCGGGCTGACGTCATACAGACGAGAAATGCGCGTGATTTCCCGGATAACAATCCCCTCGTCGTCTTCATACCAGCTCTCTCCGTCACGGGCGACACGAAACGCGAACGAGGACTGATTAATGTCACCACGCAACATTGGAGATAGCACCAGGTCACAAATAGTCGGAGTATCCGGTGCAACAATGTCATAACGTAAACCGCGTTCATCCACCGACAATGACAACGTGCCGGCAGAACTTCGTCCGAGAATGAAATTAGGATCATGATTAAACAAGCCACGTACATCATCATTCAGTACATCATCAAAAGCCCCCGGCTTGATGATTTCACGAAATCCCCACAGAGGTTCTGAACGACTGTTAAATACCGAGCCATAGCCCAGAATGTGGGTCGGGGCATTATCATATTGTTCCGCCCGCACCTCCCCGCTGTAACAGCGCGTTTCACGGTCATTCATCGTTCTTTTCCTCTTTGCCTTTCGTATCTTTAAAGTTATTCAACGGATTTGCTGCATTTACGCTGACCAGCATTTCATCCAGACCGTCAACCGGGTTCATATCCTCAAATGCCCTGGCTTCATTCCGACTCATCCAGCCATCTGTAATGGCAAAGTGATAGAACTGCGCACGCTCCTGTGGGGTCCCACGGAGCAACCCCGTGAGGTTGAAACGAACGTAATACCCGGCAGCCCGTTCTGTACGGGTAAACAGGCGACGGTTAAGCTCCTGCTCCCAGTTCGCAACCCAGGGCATCATCGTGTAGCGAACAAACTGAATCGCCTGCTGCGTAATATTCGAAAATGTGGCTTTTTCCAGGTCATTAATCATGTGCGCCGGGACATTAAAAATCCCGGCAATCATCGACCGGTTCAGCTTGGTCATATCAATGATCTGAGCATCCACCGGAGAAACTGTCAGAGCGCGGTAATCCAGTTGCGCAGGCAGCAACATGGTTTTATTTTCCTGGCTGCGAAGCGCTGTCACCGCCCGCTGCCACATATTCTTGAGCCTGCTCCAACTCTGTTCGTTCAGTTCATTTTTCACAGAAATAATCCCGGCAGGACGGGCATTACCGTTAAAAAAAGCACTGGTATACTGCTGACCACTCATTCCCATACCAATGGTTTCAGCATGCTGCATGATCGGACTCAGTCCCATTTTCTGATTGTTTCCCAGCGCCCTGATATGGATCATGTCGTCCGGACTTACCGCAAATGCACCCTCTTCGTTATACACACCGTAGGTATGACGCCCTCCGGTGTTAAGTAACGTGGTTTCCCATGGCATACAGCATTCAAGACTGGTAACCTCGCCACGACGATTACGTTTCACCCACGTATAACCATTGCCCCACCCCAGCACATGACGCTGCTTCAGTTCCCGCCACTTATAGCTGGTCTGCCAGGCATTCGGTTCATCATGAACGAGCCAGAACAACGGGTGATCGCGTGCCGGCTGAACATGCTCATTCGTTTTTCGCATCACATGCAGGGGCATCTGAGCCACACTGGATGAAATAACATAAATACAGGCATAGACAGCAGCCAGCCTCATGGACGTTTCCGGACTGACATACACATCCCGGGCAAAAATATTATCCGTCTCTGCGGCCTCTCCGGTTACCGGAACCGAGGGATTTTCCAGAGGCTCACTGCGAAACAGAGCATCAAGAAGCATGTTTTCTCCTCATGGACACCACCAGTGCATAAAGCAGCAACAAACAGCCAGACAGCATCAGAGACGCTGGCAGACCTGCATACAGATAAACGCCAGCAGTGAGCAGACCGAAACCGATCAGCCCGGTCATATCAGTAATAAGCTGTTTCACAGAATTAACAGGTCCTCATCAGGATCAAGCGTGGACAGAAAGTCATTCACGCCCCCGCCATTTACCAGAAAGCGGCTCATGGCTGTAAAAAGCGCAACAGGGCCGTCGATTTTGGCTTCCGGCGTGGATTTATTCGGGAAGATGTTGTCGTTTTTGTCCGGTTTTACAGTAACGTTAGACATCATCCAGTTCATGACCGGATGATTGCTGTGATGGAAACGCCCGGCATAAACCAGTGATTCCGTTTCCTTCATGGCCTCTGACAGATTGCGGACCGTCTGCGGAACCTCCACCAGCGGTATCCCTTCTTCAGCCAGTGCCAGACTGAACTGCATTGCGCTCCACGGGTCAAATCCCAGTTCCCTGAGGTTTTCACCGCCAATCCATTCCAGTAAGTCACTTTTTATCTGAGCATGATCGATAACATCACCATCCGTCAGGATGAGCTTATCCATCTCCGCCCACTTCCGGTAAAGTTCTGCCTGCTGCCGCGAGCATCGTTCCAGCCGTCCTTCCGGAAGCCAGAATTTAAAATCAGCATGAACATGTCCGTTATCGGTTCGCCAGAGTTTTGCCGCCGCACAGATATCAATCTTATGAGCAAGGTCGACGCCGACCCACATGGGATATGTTTTCAGCTCATGTTGTGGAGCAATGTATTCGCACTTCTCCCACTTAATCATATCCATCCAGGCAGATTCGGCAGTGACCCACACATTCATGTGTTTGGTAAAAAAATTCACCCGCGCAGAGACCTGCTCCTTCGCTTTTTTCGCCAGACGACGCAGATCATCCCAGCGTTTACAGATGCCCAGGCCAGGATTCGCTTTCTGCCAGACCGTTTCATCAAACGGATCATCTCCCTCATCAAGCGTGTAAATGATCGCAAAGTAAGAGTCGTCTTTTACAGCGCCCTCCACGTCGCTGTTATAGCCTCGCAATACCTTGATGGCGTAATCACGCTGCTCGTAACAAATCCCTTCCTTGTTAAAGCCAGCCGTGGTGATACCAAATAACAGGGACTGCAGACGGGCACCGGTTGCCGTTTCCAGAACGTCCCACACGTCGCGGGTTTTATGTGCATGCAGCTCATCAATAATGGCGCAGTGGATGTTCAGACCGTCCAGGTTGTTTGCATCCGAGGAAAGCGGTTCAAATTTTGATGCGCTCTGCTCCTGGTAAATCGCCAGCTTGTTGAAATCAAACAACCGCCCGAGTGTCGACCGGGCTTTTCTGACCATATTTTTGGCGTCTTCAAACACGATTCTGGCCTGGTCACGCGTGGTTGCGGCTGAATACACCTCAGCTCCGCCTTCACTATCTGCCCCCGTCATATACAGGCCGATACCCGATGACAGGGTTGATTTTGCGTTTTTACGGGCGACTTCGTTGTACGCCGTCCGGAACCGGCGCACCATCACCGGACGTCCGCTGCCATCGCTGCGCATGACAACTTCCCCGGTTTCTTCATTGACCAGCGGAATGACAAAACCAAAAATATTAATGAGGATAAATACATGCCAGTCCATCAACTCAATGGGCTGGCCTGCCAGTGCCCCTTTTACATGAGGCACAAATTTGTAGAAATTCAGGATGTGCTGCGCACGGGGTTCACTGAAATAAATCCCCCGCTTTTCGCCGTACTTCAGATCATCAAGAAAACGCTGGCAGGCCAGGCGGACAAATTCGCCAGCAACAATTTCTCCTGCAACAACACGTTCGGCGTAGCGGATCCCGTCAGCCACTTTTGCCATCAGTCTCTCGCTTTTAAAAGCTCTGCCAGCGGATCAACATTATCCGGTCCGGCGGTATTTACTTTTGCCCGGCTTGCCGGTGACATACCAAATTCTGCAAGCATCGCCCGGATCCGCTTCCAGGCATCCGCTTTCATCGCAGCAGCCGGGTGTGCCTTAATCAGCACATCACCGTTCTGCGTTTTCGAGCGGTAGGTGTACCCCTCAACATCGAGTGTTTCGCAGTGATGCCGGTATTCGGTATAGGCTTCCACCAGTAGCTCAAGCGCACGCGCATCAAGCTGAGAAATGATCCCTTCCGCATTCAGCTCTTCCGCCATTCGCCTGAACCAGTACTTCCCCTGCGCCCCTAAATGTTGCGGAATTTTAGGGAGACCTTTTTCATCCTTTTTAGCGGTTTTTTTGAGGTCTTTAACTGGCCGCTTTGAGGGGTTGCCTCGTATCAAATGCAGGCGTGGCGGGGTTTTCGGGGGTCCAGACATAATCGGTTTTACCTATCAATCATTTAATCACATTCCAAAAAAAAGTTTTCGAACCTGCGGCGATGCGAGGAAAGGTCAGGCGGCGGTACTGAGCAGCCAGGGTTGCAGAGATTTGGCCTGCCCCTCCCCTACAGATGGGAACTGTTATCAATTGATGCGTTCGCGCGCTGTTTTTGCTTTATGACAGGGCCAGCACAGACTCTGCAGGTTACTGTCTGCATCCGTGCCACCATGAGCTTTCGGAATGATGTGGTCCACAGTTCTGGCTTCAACGGCTCTCCCATTGCGCAGGCAGTTCTGACACAGATGATTATCACGCTTCAGTATGCGCGCACGTATGGCATCCCATTTCGAGCCATAGCCACGCTGGTGGCGGCTCAGTCCGCGTTGATGCTGTACCCATCCTTCGCCACGATGTTTATCGCAGTAACCAGAACTGTCTGTGGTTGTACCTGCACATCCACGCTTACGGCAGGCGCGTGGGATTCGTGGGGGCATATGTACTCCAATGAAGAAGCCACCGACATAGCTCCTCCATTCATAGTGAAACTATTTTCATCTACCCAGTAATGAATTCTTTGTAGAGTTGTGATCAATACAACTCACTAATGGAGAGGCTTGTCCAACACGTTGGACAAGTTTCCTGTTTGATTTACTGGACACTATAGAAGGACAGAATGCCTTCATCACTCGAATAACATCAATTAAGGAGGTTCAACATGTTTCATTCCACAAATCATCAGGCTGTAATTATGGCTGCATCAGCTTGTGCCACAGACCTTTTCCGCTTCACTTTGAGCCTGATTCATTTCTACCTGACCGGCTCGCCTCTATCTTTTTAATCCCCGCTTTATCCAAATTGCATTGCCAGAATGCCGACAACAGACTGACATTCAAATCCTGACTACCTCCGATAGGCTGAGCATCCACCTATATAGTTTTAATTTTCATCAATCCATTTAACTATCGTTTAATTGTTGTCACATAGGATTCTGCCGTTTTTAACAATGCAGGATAATAAGATGAAAAAAATGTTGTTTTCTGCCGCTCTGGCAATGCTTATTACAGGATGTGCTCAACAGACGTTTACTGTTGGAAACAAACCGACAGCAGTAACACCAAAGGAAACCATCACCCATCATTTCTTCGTTTCGGGAATTGGACAGGAGAAAACTGTTGATGCAGCCAAAATTTGTGGCGGCGCAGAAAATGTTGTTAAAACAGAAACCCAGCAAACATTCGTAAATGGATTTCTCGGTTTTATTACTTTAGGCATTTATACTCCACTGGAAGCGCGTGTGTATTGCTCACAATAATTGCATGAGTTGCCCATCGATATGGGCAGCTCTATCTGCACTGCTCATTAATATACTTCTGGGTTCCTTCCAGTTGTTTTTGCATAGTGATCAGCCTCTCTCTGAGGGTGAAATAATCCCGTTCAGCGGTGTCTGCCAGTCGGGGGCTGGTTGCATTATCCACGCCGGAGGCGGTGGTGGCTTCACGCACTGACTGACAGACTGCTTTGATGTGCAACCGACGACGACCAGCGGCAACATCAGCGCGCAGAGTTTCATTTTCAGCTTTCGCATTGGCTAATTCTCTCGAGTACTTTGCATCGAGTGCAGCAACATCACGCTGACGCTGCTGCATGTCAGCGATGGTGGCGATCGACTGCTTCAGCTCACTGACTTTTTTATCACGCTGTTCTTTGTAGGCGATGGCGTTATCACGGTAATGATTGACCGCCCACGACAGGCAGACGATGATGCAGATAACCAAAGCATAAATAATCGCGGCGACTCTGCTCACTGCTCTATCCCCCAACAGGCTAATGCGCTTTCCTGGTCACGACGAATAACCTGTCCATAGCAGTTATTTGAACGTATGCGGCAATCGCGCCCACCATCTTTTATCCACCAGCGAATCGCCTCGCATGCGCCCTTACGATCACCGGCATTCAGCCGCTTATAAAACGTCGACGGGAAACACTTACCGGGGCCAATGTTATAGGGACAGAATGACGCTATACCCGCTTTTTGTGGTTCGGTCAGTGGTACTTTAATATTGCGCTCCACCCATGCCAGCGCCTTATCACGCTCAATGGCGTTGACCTGGTCGCATTTTTCCTTCGACAGTTTCATACCGGGAAAAACGGGTTTTCCATCCACCATCGTGGCCCCCCGACAGATGGTCCAGATGCCGGACCCATCGCGGTATGCCGTTGTGTGGTTACCTTCTTTTTCATCCAGAAACTGGTCGAGAATATCAGGCGCGGGCGCACCGACGGCAATCAGTGCCAGAACGGCAGCCGACAGGCCGTATCTGATTTTTGCGTTCATGGATATTTATCAGGATTTATCGGTTTCTGCCCACGGACAGGTTTATCTGTTCCGGTCAGTGACTTAAGGTTGTGATTCCGGAGGAGTCTTCAGAGAACCAGTAATTCTTCCCGGTAGCTTTCCTTTGTAGGTTATCCATACATTCTGCGCCTCTAAAATTACGGGGCGCTTTTCCGGCGACTGCTCATCCCCTTCACATAACGCGGCAGCAACATCCAGGAAGACCTGTCTGATGCTCCTTCTGGCTGCTGCCTCATAAAACTCCAGCGCGGCACCTTCAACACGGTCCAGCGAGATGTCCAGGTCAAAAATTTCACCGTCAAAGCGTTTTTTGTCCCGTAACGCTAAAGTTACCGTAACTTTATTCTCAAAATTGCGGATCCCTTTCACAATCAGTTCATAGTTTTGAGTCATTGAATTACTCTCCCCGTGCCGCCTTACGACGGTCCTCTCTGATTTTGAAATACAGGTTAGTCAGATATGTCAGCAGCCCAAACAGCAGACTCCCCAGCACGCCTATTGCCGCCCACTGAGACGGGGAAACCCTGTCCAGCAACTGCAGGAACCAGTAGCCCGTTCCCACCGCTGACGTGGTGTATGACACACCTGTTGTGATTTTTTCCATCTGGTCCATACCCCGTCTCCCGTTATCCGGAAGCTGACAACAATAAAAAAGCCACCAGTTAACTACTGATGGCTCTGATAACTCATGCAAGCGTCTCAGACGATCCACTGACACTACCGGTGAGTTTAACGATACCTTCCATTTGACTGGCTCACTTTTTATGATGATGCCGGTACATTTATCTCCAGCACCAGACTTTCTATCTCAACGCCATACGTTGCATTTTTGGTAATATCCGTCAGCGTCAGTGCATTTAGTCCCACTGCCAGACTGTCCTTTATGGCCTAGAATGCCGGGCCAGTACGATGACGTAGTATCACTCCGGCTCAGTTGCACCACTGACCACCACATCACCTTCTGCTGCAATCGCCTGCATCAGGGTATAAGGGGTTATGGCCACCGGACTACCAAACGGCTGCCAGCCCTCTTTCAGTTTATGTGTCAGCTTTTCCGCAAGATCTGACGGCGGCGCCGCCCTGACAACATCATAGTGTTTAAATGCCATGGTTCTTTCCACCATCTGAAAAATAATTCTTTAAAATACCTGACATGTAATACAGAAAAAACACAAAACCATACCTTAAATAAAAACCTGATTATCAAGCAGATATGCATGGATAAACTACAAGACGAGATATAAACCACCCTGTATTTAAATAAACAATAAACAACATCAGAAAAATAATTCTGCTCTATGGTTTAATTCAAAAATATCATTTATACTTTTCAGAACATCACCAGCAAGGCATAAACAAGGAAAGTAAATGAAGTGGATTGTGATTGATACAGTTATCCAGCCATCATGCGGAATATCTTTTTCAGTCATATGGAGTAAAATAAAATTAATAATCTGGTATCAATCGGATGCTTTCTTACCTCCTGAAAGTATATTTACACTGACTCACACAGGCATCATGCTCAATAACAAAGTGCTACCTGTAACCATTTACAACGTAGTACCATTCAATAAAACATTCTGGAATTTAATCAAAAACAGCCAGGAATGCCCTACAAATACAGATAACGTAATGAATGAATGCTTTAATAACCGTTGCACTCTGCAAATATGTCCTTATGGACTAAAACAACAAAGTCCATAAGGAGTTTACTCACATCTGACAAAATCAATATAAACAGCCCCTCCGGAGAGGGGCTGGAGAGTGGCGCTATGTGCCATTGCATGGTGCCGGGTGCCTCCCGGTGAATTCAGTACCAGCACCTGAATCCGCGATTATCCCATATACCTACTCGCTGATTGCCCCTCCGCACAGGGGGATTCACCATGCCAGTTTCTTTTAACAAACTCCCCGCAAACCAGACAACAGTCAACCGCCTGAATTGTGAAGTATTTAAAAATTTCTCCCGCTAACTGATACCCGGCTAACAGTCTGGCGTTTTCTTTTTCAGCAACGGGAAAGCAACAACCACCACACCCGCCACCAGCACACCGTCAGCCAGCACTGACATTATCCGGCTGCTGCAATGCCACTCACAAAAACAGTAAGCAATCACTTTTTACCGTAACAAGTGATAATCCAGATATGTATCTACCCCAGATGAGTAATCCGAAGTTCATCCATACCACAGGTACTGGCTATTCTGTTGTACTCCTGAACAAGAGCAAATAATTCTGAATTAGCAACCATGAACTCATCGCAAACCCTCTGTATAGCATCACTATTCAGAATAATAACGTCTCTTCCCGAAAGACGATCAGGAGTACAGAACAAAACTGTCAAACGGCTGAAGGCCTTTGCTCGTCCTGCATTGACTATATCAATACGCTGCCTAAGGATGAAACACCCCGACGCCTCATCAATATTCACTCTACCCACACCATATGAATGATAAATATTTAATGCTGAAAAAACCATTAGACCGTATAACAAACACTCAATCAATACTTAACAGAACTTTTATTTTTGACAAACATAAAATATTTTCAACAATATCCTGAGCCAGGTATATTTCAGTATAAGGCTCTGCCGGAAGGAATCTGGAAGAATGAATATAGCGCGCTGTACTGGATTCGAACCAGTGACCGATTGCTTAGAAGGCAATTGCTCTGTCCGGCTGAGCTAACAACGCTGAATACCGATAATGGACCGCCATCGGGGACCCGCCCCCGCACCAACAACCCTGTTATCGTGTCGTCTGCTCTTCCTGATAAGCTAATGGCGGTTTGTGATGGTGGCCCTTGCTGGATTTGAACCAGCGACCTGGCGATTATGAGTCGCTCGCTCTCACCACTGAGCTAAAGGGCCGGGAGCAGAATAATAACGGTCCGTAATTAATTCCGCAATAAAAAACCCGCTCGGCGGCGGGTTGTAGAAACTCTTCTAACGTCAGGCATAAAAAGCCCATTGTTATGACGAATTTACCACAGATTCCGGAAAAATCAACCTTGTTACCTAGTTACCTTTTTTAACTGCCGCTCAGCCCATGCTTCTTCAATATCAAACCGGGTCACCAGCGCATCATAGAATTTCTTAACTGTTTTTTCCCATGACGCGCGTGTTATCTGGTTTGTCACCTCGCATATAGCATTAAATGCCTCCGTTGATGGTAGCCTTTCATAGCCACGACCACCACAACGCTGGCAGTCTCTGATAACAGGCATACCACGTTTTACCGACTCTTCACGATGAATGGCGACACCACGCCCACGGCAATCCTTACAGGCGGTGGAAACCTCACCCTTCCCGCCACACTCCGGACAGGCAACTTTTACCACCTCCCTGACTTTTTTCCATTCTTCCCAGTAAGACGGATACACACCTTTCGTACACTTTGCCCATACCGGCGGCTTACCATCCGGATACTGGACCTTGTTTGTAAAAACTACGCTTTCAATAAATTTTTCCCCATAGCAACAAGGGCACAGCTTTTTACTCGCTGCGCTGCGGCATAATCCTCAAAAGCGCACGAAGCCATAATGCGCATCACTACCGGTTTTATTTCTGCCGGAAGTTTTCTCAACGCCGCCACACGATCGCACCGACTGAGTGCATAATCTGCCAGTAATTCTGTTGCCCGCGCCCTGTCATTCATACTGATGCCCATTTTCCCCAGGAACGCAGAAAAACCCATCTCAGCCCGATTCTGTGTCATGCCCTGCGCGGCCATCACATCAGTGATACTCAGCGCATCTTTTGACGTTGAGGCCGATGCATCGGTCAGGCCAGGGGATTTTGGGGAGTAGTATTTCGGTAAATCTTCCAGTTTCATTTTTTGACCTGCTCTTAATGCATTATGGGGTAAATCTTCACCCCCAGACGTCCACCAGATACTGGCTGACCACGAACGATATTGATTTCATCAAACTGCTCATCGTCCATTAACACTCCCGCATGCGTCAGCGCATCCAGCGGTGCTTTCAGGATATTGTCCAGGTCGCGACGACGCTTATCCGGTGGCTCTGCAATCACCTTTATCGCCAGCCTTCCGGACAGGTTTAATTTCAGCCGCTGCTGGCGAACAATTAGCGCCACATCACGGCGATAACGCTTTCCGGCCTCCGAGATGAAATACGTATTGCCATGACGTCGCCAGTAGGTATTCACCGTCGGCGGGTAAGGCAAAACAAATTCTATGCGTTCAGTCATTCATGCTTTCCACTTCAGGACACCCGAATTTCTCGCGTGCATTAAAAAACGAATCAGCAACAACAGCTGGCTGCCGTGTTTTTCTTCAAAATCTTTTACCCCGGCGTGCAGTTCGTTATGACATTTACGGCACAGCGGAATAACAAACAAATCATCAGCCTTTGTTCCCATACCTCCCAGGCCATGACCAATGATGTGATGCGGATCATCTGCCTGATTACCGCACGTCATGCATTTCTGCGTTTTTACCCAGCGCGTGTATACAGGCATCTCTTCCCGTTGTGGTTTCTGGCGCTGGAGATACTGAGCCGGAGACTCCGGATCAACGGCGATGCTTACTAACGTCTTTTCCTGGAGTGGGGGCTGTTGCTGGTGGACGTGAAGTGGCAGCGCAATATTTTTTGTGCGCTGCTTCAGTATGCTGGTGGCAGTCTGTTCTCCCGGTACGATGTCACTCTCACGGTATACGGAGCGGATTTTTTCCACCGGTAATCCCAGTGAACGACACAATACAGACTCCGGAAGCACATCAGCCACCTGATTGCAGACCGCCCACCAGGATAATTCGGCCAGCGATAACTCCCTCTCCTGCGTACCGCTGATTGCGTGACGGATGACGTCAATCATCCATGCTGACAAGTTTTGGTGAGCAAGTTGCTCAAGTGATTCTGAGGTCTGGTCACACAACTGGTTGTCGCAGTGCCAGCACAACACCATTGCGCCGGTACCATAACGGTGAATGACGGTTTCACTGTGGTGATAATCACCGTGTGGCCACTGGCAGGATTTAATATGGCGCAACAGCCAGTCAGACAGTGCACCAGCGCCGCCAGCAGCACGAATCACACGCTCATTGCTGAAAAATGGCAGTAATGATTTATCCTCCGCCAGCGGCTGGCGAACGGCAGGGACGACTCCGGATGGCAGGCCGCACATGCTTTTCGGTTCCGGCTCCACCAGCACTCGAGGATTATGAAATATCTGTATGGATTCACGGCCCGGCTTAAGGACCACCAGCCCAAGCTCAGGCACCAGAACAGGTCTAAGTAATACCCGCACGTTACCTCCAGATCCGTTGCTGGAAAGTGCGGGACGGACGTGGTGGGCGTTCGGAATAAGGCAGCCTGACAGAGATTATCCAGTGCCGATAGTCGAGACTGAGAGCTTTCTTAACCTCGAACCCGCGCCTGCGGTAAGAATGAATCAGCCATTCGGCCTGTTCTTCAGTACATGGTGGGTGTTGGTACCAGTCGGTTTTAAATGCGTGTGAACGCCGCTCATGCCGGATGGCAAGGTCGGTATCAGAATTGTGAAATTTGGTTTTGTGCGCCATCTGTTTTCTCTGCTGGCGCAGCAGGTGTCAGGTGTTCAGGCTGACGTGCGAATTGTAAACCAGAATGCCAGGAAAAAACAAAACCCGCCGAAGCGGGTTAAGTGCGGGTGCGTTGAGGATGCCTGACACATCAGAGGTGGCGAGGGATTTCTCCCCCGCCAGGTCTCTTACTCCTCAGGTTCGTAAGCTGTGAAGACAGCGACCTCCGTCTGGCCGGTTCGGATTCGTACCTCGCAGAGGTCTTTCCTCGTTACCAGTGCCGTCACTATGACGGTTAAACAGATGACGATCAGGCGATTAACATCGCCTTTTGCTGCTTCATAGCCTGCTTCTCCTTGACCTTTCGGTCCGTAAGAGGCTAATCTCTATGTGTCGCATAGATATGGCCTCAGATTAATGTTAAGCGTCTTGCAGGACGCGTAATGTTAACTGGGGCTTTTCTCTATCTGCCTTTTGGTGTTCATGCCTGAGACAGATAGCCTCAAGCACCCGCAGTCATTCTACTTAACTAAGATTTCCCCGCAAACCGTTTTTGTCCGGCACAGTAAATATCCAACTAAACCAATGGCGTTCGCTGTATTTACCGCCAGTATTCAATGCACATGACCGCCATGAACACCCCTAAAAAAAGGGCATTTATATATCCAAATATTAATATCAAAACATCAACTTTTTCCATATACCTTGCTGTGAAGATGATGGGCATACATGATACGAACAACCAGAACGCAACAAACAAAAACTGCAATGCGTTTTTCATTATTCCTCCTACAATCAATGTGCAATTACATTTAAACACACCTCAATTTGGCCGGACATATAAATATCTAAACCAGAAAAAATCACTTACATAGCGTTACAAACTCTTTAGTCTAAATATTCATCGTAAAACATTCCCCATACTTATCAGCCCGTTCTGCGTCAGGTAGCTCATTGCCTTATCTGGGAATCTGTAATCAGGTTTCCGGATGCTGGTGGATTTTCGCGTTTTAGTTGTTCATAAAAGTGCACAGCTTTAACCAGTTCTTCTGATGTAACCGGGACTGGCGGGGCAGTGAATAAGGCCTGAATTTCATAGTTCGGCCTGTCGTTACAATCCTCTTTTTTCGGTACATATTTCCAGTCACCAGACCACTACTTCCCCTGAAAGTCCGTAACGCCTTTTTTTTCACGTAGCGATATCGCCATGCCACTGTTTTTGCTTGCCCCGCCGTTTCATGCCCTTCCTGATAATTAACCTCGCTCATTCATCGCCCCACTCATCACAATATGCTTCGACCGGAGTTTTTCCTGCTTCATAATCATCACGCCATGCTTCAGCATCAGCAGCACTGCCACCACGTAACTCTGCATAGTCCATTAACAGTTCATGCCATTCTTCAAACTGACGTTGTATTTAGTTGAACCAAAATCAGCCATTTTGTTCTTCCTCTTCGTCTTTTATTTCGTGATATGAGTAATTGCAGTAGTTAAAGACAATATCTTTTGCTTCGTCATGTATTTCATCAGGCGTCGCATCATTATCCACTTCGAATTCATCCTCGAAATCTCCACCGGCTATTCCCGTTTCAATAATTATTTTAAACTTTCGCATTTAACTACCGCCCTTTCGGGCGGCCTCCTGATGTTCTGAGGGTGCAGAAATCCCTCCGGTTAAGGATTAAATTTTTAACAGTGCTAAATTTAATTATTCAGTTCTGGATTTTGTCACCCTGCGTATCCGCGCTTTCGCGTTACGCTCAATCTGAATTAGCTTTTCTATATTTTTTCGCCTTTCCCGTTCCTCCTGGCGCAAGAGCCTTACATCATCTGCCAGTCTGGTTTCTCTTTTCGCCACAGAGAGCATCCAGTCAAATGGCTCCACAACTGCACCGCAGATTTTACAGCGGACCTGACGCTCTTTTTCGTCAACCCGGACAGAAGCGTGATGGCAATATGGTCTTTCCGATGGCTCATAAAGAAAATTAACCTGATTACGAGGGTCATCCTCTTTTACCGGAAATAAAACGATATTGCTTAACTCATCCTCTGGTTTTATTTCCATGCTCCTCTCCTTTGATGCGAATGCCAGCGGCAATTGAAGCCTGATAGCTAATTTCACTCACAGTACCGCCTCCTGAAAATTACCCTGATAGAAAGCCAGTACACGCTGCATAGCTTCGCTCTTCCGGCACTCGCGACAGATTATATTCAGGCGCCTGTCGTAGCGGCGTATTTCTCCGTCTGGTAATGACCAGATAAGGTCCGGATCAACCGCAGATGGTTTCTTCGGCTTTGCCCTTGAGAGCTTTTTACGGGCATTTTGCCAGTCCTTACGCGCCTGTTCAGACGGGAATAACCCGTAACCAGAGTTGTATACATCGCCGCTGGCAACCAGCTCTCTTGCGAGAACGCTCATCAGATATCTTGTTGCCCCAGTTTTAGTTTCCAGTTGTCGTAACGTCTCGCGCCCACTCTGGCGTACGAGTTCAACAACCTGCCCTTTAATTTTTTCCCGCTCTTCTTGTGTAAAAACTTTTGCCACAAGCCCTCCTGAAAATTACCTCATGACCAGAAATTAACACTTACCCCCTGAAGCCCGGCGGAATTTCAGTGTCCGGTTCAGAAATGTGATTCACGCAACGCTGCGCAGGCGAACGCCCCAGGCGGATAACCAGTTCATCCCATTTTTCCCGGAGTTTTGCCGGACTCATGATGTTTTTTACCCAGAACGAATCCCGCTGGAGACGCCCAAACATTTCACAAATTTGTCTGTGAGTTCTGCCATCCAGCATCCGCATTGTGCGAACGTCATTGGCCCATGCTGTCCAGTTGGGTTCTTTCGGTCTAGTGATCTCGCCATCATAGCTGGCCGCCTGCTCGTAAAGACTCACGATTCGTCCCCAGATCCACTGTGCGCACACCAAATCTTCCTGACTTCCCCACTGGCGTTTTTTCGCACTGAACACAACCGCGTCAGGGTGTCGGGTTAAAAAATCCTGTTCAGCCGTCTGCGGGTCCGGTTGCGAAGCGTCCGGACAAGAAGATCTTTTATCTGACGGATCAGGTTTTAATACTGACGGATCGGGGTCAATCATCGGCCCCCTAATCGGCAGTTTTTTATCAACAGTTGATCCATCAAAATTTGACGGGTCAACCGTTGAGGGGTCAATATTTGACGGGTCAACTGTTAACGGGTCATTTTTTGCCGGGCTAATTTTTCTTTTCGGTTTATATGACTCACGCGCCGCCGCCGCAGCTGCTTCGAGTTTTTCCACATTAAGCCGATAGATATTGCTTACATTACGCCCACCGACCTTACGCTCTTCCTTCGTCAGCCAGCCCTCTTTCGCCAGTTCTGCAATAGCCGATTTCACTGTGGATTCACTTCTTGCACCGATCTGACGCCGGATAGTTTCAATGGCAGGCCATGACACGCCCTCGTCATTGCTGTAGTCTGCAAGACGGGCCATAACCGCCACCCTGGATAAGATCATGCCGGTGAAGGCGCACCCTTCCCAGACAAGACCATGAAGCTTGCTGCTCATAAAACCCCCGAACACCGTGCTTTTAGTGCATCACCACAGCATTCCCTGCCGGGCCGCCGCGATTCATCTGGTCATACAAAACAACCGCTGACGCAACAAAATCATCGACATCCTTCACCAGCCGATCCCTCCGTTCGACGATCTCACGGTAATATTCAGAACTGTGGCTGCGCATACGGGCCACCAGCAAAGGCGGCATCGCCTTTTCGATCGCCGGTAACAGAGCCTGCATTTTTTCAACAGCATCAGGGGTGTCTTTATCCAGCCAACGGAAAATTTTCTGGGTATTACGGGCCAGGGCTTCCGGATGGCTGTCGTCATACAGTTCCGGGAACGTCATTCCCAGCTCGAAATACGCTTTGGTAATTTTCGCAGCCGGCACTTTTTCGCCGTCCGGATGCGCCCAGACATTCATCGCCATGCGGATGTGTTCATGCTTGATTTTCATGAATCAAGCTCCTAGAAAGTTGTTGTGTTAACGTTTTGGTATCTTCCAGCTCGGGCCAAATATTCATCCAATCAAAAGGCCTTAGTTGCTGACGTGTAACTTCACCATTACTGGCTCGCTCAATAAGGACACATAACGATGCCCCTAACACTTGACCTTTACTCAATGCCTTTCTTAGATAACCGATGCTGGTACCACACTCGCATGCAAACATACGCTGTTCATCTGACGAAAGAGAATTGAGAAATATTCTTAATTCTTCCATAGCTACTCCTTAGTAAACACAGCAAAGAATACCCACAGGTAAACAAAAGTCAATACCCACAGGTTGTTTACCTTGCGGTAATCGCATCTATTATTTACCTATGGACAAATATGAATTTAGACGACAGCAACTCATCAAAATTCGTGATGAGAAATGCGATGGTAAAGCGGTTAACGTGGCCAGAAAGATCGGGCGCGAGCCTTCTTATGTATCAAGAATGTTGTACCCAGAGGGGAAAAAGGGAAAAAAACGGATCGCTGATGATATGGTGGAGATTATCGAAGAGTCCTTTGGGTTACCCCGGGGATGGATGGATGGTATCGTTTCATCATCAACGAACACAGCCTCCAGTTATGAAACAAGGTTCTAACGCCACGACAACGTATTTTTTTAGATCTCTTAGACGAACTGCCAGAAAGTGAAGCGGATAAATTATTAAAAACTCTTGAAGAGAAAAAACAGTATTACAATATGATCTACGAAGAAATCCGTAAAAAGAAAGCACAAAACGCATCATAGCTCACCAAACAACTAGTCACCAGTTAAGACACCGCAAAAAATTTACCCATGGGTATTTACTTTTTAAATACCTATGGGTATCCTTCTTTTCATACCAACCCACCCCGCCCCACAGAATGCAGGCAATACTTCGAGTTACCAGGCAGTGGTCAGGGGTTAAGTAGCCAGCCCGAGGCGTAAGAACATGACGGCAGGGTTCAACTTTAATAACTATGCAGCAGGTTTTTGTTCCGCTACCCCGGCGTTAAGGGGAAATGAGGTCAACATGGATACTATCGATCTTGGCAACAACGAATCTCTGGTGTACGGCGTGTTTCCCAACCAGGACGGCACATTCACCGCGATGACGTATACCAAAAGCAAAACGTTTAAAACCGAAAATGGTGCCCGTCGCTGGCTGGAAAGAAACTCAGGTGAGTGATATGGATTTCGACACAATCATGAAAAAGGCTTACGAAGAATACTTCGAAGGCCTTACCGAAGGCGAAGAAGCTCTCAGCTTCAGTGAGTTTAAACAGGCGCTTTCCAGCTCGGCAAAATCTAACGGCTGATAAGCGAAGCAGCACCGCGAGGAATCAGTATGCAGAAACGAGAACCCGTCATCATCGCGCCAGACTATACCGATGATGAACTTTATGAGTGGATGCGCCAGAAAATTAATGCAGCGCAGGATCTGAAATGGGCCAATGAAGCCAGGGCTAAGCAGGCTGAAAATCTGTCCGCTCTGGAGCAGGATATCACCAGGCTGGAAAAAGCAGCGGCATTAAGCATTGCCAGAATGATTACATACCAGCGTTAATAGCTAACCAACGAAGCTAAGGTTGGTAATTAAGGAGTTCTCCACGGGTGAGGTGGAGTGCGTGCGCCGGACACGGGTGAGCATCCGGCACTGACAGTTTACTGAAAGGATATTTCCATGAAAAGTCAGACCATAACGCGAAAGCGCACGGCGAGGTAGCTGGTTCATAGATAGCCTGTCGTTAAATTTTCGTCGACCGTGCGCTTCCGGTTGTGGCACTACGCGAAATGGCGCGGCGGTAAGTATGGCGGGGTTATTCCTTCCCCGTTGAGGACACCGGGTTGTCAGGTTGACCATACGCTTAAGTGACAACCCCGCTGCAACGCCCTCTGTTATCAATTTTCTGGTGACGTTTGGCGGTATCAGTTTTACTCCGTGACTGCTCTGCCTCCCTTTTTAAAGTGAATTTTGTGATGCGGTGAATGCGGCTAAGCGCACGCGGAACAGTTAAAACCAAAAACAGTGTTATGGGTGGATTCTCTGTATCCGGCGTTAATTGTTAACTGGTTAACGTCACCTGGAGGCACCAGGCACCGCATCACAAAACTCATTGTTGAGGGCGCGATAATGAAAACGTTATTACCAAACGTTAATACGTCTGAAGGTTGTTTTGAAATTGGTGTCACTATCAGTAATCCTGTATTTACTGAAGATGCCATTAACAAAAGAAAACACGAACGGGAGTTATTAAATAAAGTATGCATTGTTTCAATGCTGGCCCGTTTACGTCTGATGCCAAAAGGATGTGCACAATGAATCCAGTATTTGCACTTATTCTGACGGTTTTTCTTGTTTCCGGAGAGCCAGTTGATATTGCAGTCAGTGTTCACAGAACAATGCAGGAATGTATGGCAGCAGCAACCGAACAGAAAATTCCCGGTAACTGTTACCCGGTCGATAAAGTTATTCACCAGGATAATATCGAAATCCCGGCAGGTCTTTAAAACAGTTCCGTAATAAATATCCGGTTTCATTCTTATATGCCAGCAATGGCAGGGATTTGTTCATCCTTAAATCTGTCATGAGGTTAAAACAAATGAGTAAAGTCTTTATTTGCGCCGCTATTCCTGACGAACTGGCAACAAGGGAAGAAGGCGCTGTGGCTGTAGCCACAGCCATTGAAGCTGGCGACGAACGCCGTGCTCGAGCAAAATTTCACTGGCAATTCCTGGAACATTATCCGGCTGCTCAGGACTGCGCTTATAAATTTATTGTCTGCGAGGATAAACCTGGCATACCCCGCCCTGCCCTCGATTCATGGGATGCTGAATATATGCAGGAAAACCGCTGGGATGAGGAGTCTGCTTCTTTTGTCCCGGTTGAGACTGAATCCGATCCGATGAACGTCACTTTTGACAAGCTGGCCCCTGAAGTACAGAACGCTGTCATGGTTAAGTTCGACACATGTGAAAACATCACCGTTGATATGGTTATTAGCGCACAGGAATTGTTGCAGGAAGACATGGCAACATTCGACGGACATATCGTTGAAGCGTTGATGAAAATGCCAGAAGTTAACGCCATGTATCCGGAGCTTAAGCTGCACGCCATTGGGTGGGTTAAGCATAAATGTATTCCTGGTGCTAAATGGCCCGAAATTCAGGCAGAGATGCGCATCTGGAAAAAACGTCGCGAAGGTGAACGCAAGGAAACCGGAAAATACACGTCTGTTGTTGATCTCGCCCGCGCCAGAGCCAATCAACAGTACACTGAAAATTCAACAGGAAAAATCAGCCCGGTCATTGCTGCCATTCATCGCGAATACAAGCAGACATGGAAAACACTGGATGACGAACTGGCCTACGCTCTCTGGCCTGGTGATGTGGATGCCGGAAACATTGACGGCAGCATCCATCGCTGGGCAAAAAAAGAAGTTATCGACAACGACCGCGAAGACTGGAAGCGTATCTCGCATCAATGCGCAAACAGCCTGATGCCCTTCGCTACGACCGCCAAACTATTTTTGGCCTTGTCCGTGAGCGTCCGATCGACATTCACAAAGATCCCGTAGCACTGAACAAATATATCTGCGAATACCTGACGACAAAGGGCGTGTTTGAGAATGAAGAAACAGACCTGGGCACTGTTGATGTTCTCCAGTCATCAGAAACACAAACTGATGCAGTGGAAACTGAGGTATCTGATATCCCAAAAAATGAAACCGCGCCGGAAGCTGAACCATCTGTAGAGCGTGAGGGGCCGTTCTATTTCCTCTTCGCAGATAAGGACGGAGAAAAATACGGTCGCGCAAACAAACTCTCTGGTCTGGATAAGGCACTGGCTGCTGGCGCCACTGAAATCACAAAAGAAGAATATTTTGCCCGAAAAAATGGCACATACACGGGCTTACCGCAAAATGTAGATACCGCTGAAGATTCAGAACAACCAGAGCCGATAAAAGTTACCGCTGACGAAGTAAACAAAATTATGCAGGCAGCCAATATCAGCCAGCCTGACGCCGATAAGTTGCTTGCTGCATCACGTGGTGAATTTGTTGAAGGGATTAGTGACCCGAATGATCCGAAATGGGTTAAGGGGATCCAGACCCGCGATTCTGTGAACCAGAACCAGCATGAATCGGAACGGAACTACCAAAAAGCGGAACAAAACAGTCCAAATGCGTTACAAAACGAGCCAGAAACGAAACAATCCGAACCAGTAGCGCAACAGGAACCGGAAAAAGTCTGCACCGCCTGCGGTCAGACCGGCGGCGGCAACTGCCCTGATTGTGGCGCGGTGATGGGCGACGCAACATACCAGGAAACATTCGATGAAGAGTATCAGGTTGAAGTTCAGGAAGATGATCCGGAGGAAATGGAAGGCGCTGAACATCCACACAAGGAGAACACTGGCGGCAATCAGCATCACAATAGCGATAATGAAACTGGCGAGACGGCAGATCACCCAATTAAGGTGAACGGTCATCACGAAATCACACCCACCAGCAGGACGTGTGACCATCTAATGATCGACCTTGAAACCATGGGAAAAAATCCTGATGCCCCGATCATCTCAATAGGTGCAATATTTTTCGATCCGCAAACCGGAGATATGGGACCGGAATTTAGTAAGACTATCGATCTGGAAACTGCTGGCGGAGTCATTGATCGGGACACCATTAAATGGTGGCTTAAGCAATCACGCGAAGCGCAATCTGCCATTATGACCGATGAAATCCCGTTAGATGATGCACTGTTACAATTGCGAGAATTTATCGACGAAAACTCCGGTGAATTTTTTGTTCAGGTCTGGGGAAATGGAGCCAACTTCGACAACACGATTTTGCGCCGTTCATACGAACGGCAGGGGATCCCCTGCCCGTGGCGTTACTACAACGATCGCGATGTACGCACAATCGTTGAGCTGGGGAAAGCCATAGACTTCGATGCCAGAACGGCTATTCCATTCGAAGGTGAGCGCCATAATGCACTTGATGACGCTCGTTACCAGGCAAAATACGTTTCAGCTATCTGGCAAAAACTGATCCCGAGTCAGGCTGATTTTTAATGTTCAACCCTAATTGCCGCTAACCGTATATAGTTAGCGGCGGTTATGAGATATAGCTATGAGCAGCTTATTTTTAACCGAAGATGAATTGCTAATATTAACGGGCTGCAAATATGCAAGCCACCAGCGAAAATGGTTAATAGAAAACGGGCTTCCGTTCTATACCAATCGTAGTGGCAAACCGATTGTCAGCCGGGATCTATTTACCTGCAATAAAACTTTACCACCACGCGAGGTAGAGCCGAATTTTGGTGCGATCTGATGGGAAGACGAAGGAAAAATCCTGAACACGAAAAATTACCTCCAAATGTATACCCAAATAAATATAGTTATGTATGGAAACCAACATCCAGAGAATCTGTCACACTAACCGCCATCAAGGATGGTTTAGCTGCTTTATGGAAAAAGTATGAGGAAACTGTAAATAATCGCGATCGTGCAATGACATTCGGTCGCTTGTGGGAAAAATTCCTCGCCAGCGCCTATTACAGTGACCTTAGTCCAAGAACACAAAAAGATTATCTGCAACATCAAAAAAAGTTGCTTGCCGTATTCGGTAAGGTACCAGCGGATTCCATAAAACCAGAACACATCCGTCGATACATGGACAAAAGAGGGGAGCAGAGTAAAACGCAAGCCAACCATGAAAAAAGCAGTATGTCCCGTGTTTACAGTTGGGGGTATGAGCGAGGGTACGTGAAGGCTAACCCATGTGCAGGTGTAAGTAAATTCAAGGCCAAAAACCGCGAACGATATGTAACCGACAAAGAATACCAGGCAGTATTAAGCGTTGCACCTCTTCCTGTTTTTATCGCAATGGAAATTGCCTATCTGTGTGCAGCGAGGGTTTCCGATGTGTTATCGCTGAAATGGGAACAGATTGGAAACGACGGGATATTCATCCAGCAAGGGAAAACCGGAAAAAAACAGATAAAAGCATGGAGTCCACGATTACAGGCAGCGATCGAAAAAGCAAAACAGTTACCAAAATCTGCCTATGTGATCAGCAATCAATACGGCAACCGATATATGTACAAAGGCTTTAACGAAATGTGGGTAGATGCAAGAAATCGTGCTGGAAAAATTTCAGGTATTTTAACCGACTTCACCTTTCATGATCTGAAGGCGAAAGGAATTTCAGACTATGAAGGAAGCAGCCGGGATAAGCAACTTTTCTCTGGTCACAAAACCGAAGGGCAAGTGCTAATCTATGACAGGAAGGTTAAAGTTTCACCAACACTTGATGTCCCGTTACCTGAAAATATTCCAAGAAAATATTCCAAGTAATTCCAAGTGTGATTTTTGTCACTGACTTAATGATGTGTAAGTGATTGAATTTTGGCGGAGAGAGGGATTTGAACCCCCGGTGGAGTTGCCCCCACTCCGGTTTTCGAGACCGGTCCGTTCAGCCGCTCCGGCATCTCTCCGTTCAGATGGTTGCCATGATGCCAGGAAATTTGGCATTTTAACAGTCCCTGTCCGTGCAATTTTGTTCAAGTGACGAGTTTGCGAGCAAAACGATGATTAAGTGGCCCTGGAAAGTACAAGAATCAGCACATCAAACTGCCCTTCCCTGGCAGGAAGCACTATCGATCCCCCTTTTAACGTGTCTGACGGAACAGGAACAAAGCAAATTAGTCACTCTTGCCGAACGTTTTTTACAGCAAAAGCGGCTTGTTCCTTTACAGGGCTTTGAACTGGATTCATTAAGAAGCTGCCGGATAGCACTTCTATTTTGCCTGCCCGTTCTGGAGTTAGGACTGGAATGCTGGATGGTTTTCATGAAGTCTTAA